TATATGGTTTGCTTATCAGTCTTGTCGGCATTTTGTAGCGCTTGCTGAGCATCAAGCATTTGACGTTTGACACCAACACGTTCGGTATACATACCATCGATGATATCAGGCAAGATACCTTTCTTATCGGTTCGAAAGACTTGACCGTTACCGCCGATTGATTTACCAGTGCCTTCGAATGTAGTCTTCTTATCAAGCAATGATTTGATATCAACGTTATATCGTTCACCTTCAATGATTGTTTCTGGTGACATATTGTATTGCATAATAAGAGAAGGATACAGCGAATTTAGATCGAAGCTTACAACCCATTTGTGAAGACCTACCTGTGGATCTTTAACATAACCACCAGGATACGGTGATTTGAATTTTACGTCACTGAATGGAACGGCAACTTTCTTTTGAAACAATTCGCGATAAATGATTGAATCCCATATAGCAGTTGTACCAAAAGTATCGTTGTAGTTAACACCACCTTTGTATGCCATTGTGAGACATAAAGTAATAAGACCCATCTTGTCTTCGAATCGATCAACCAACTCTACATCTTTGATGTTATAATCAATGAACTTCTGGTAATCCTTTAGATAGAGAGTATGCAAGTTTCCATGTTCTTCGTATGATAGCTTCTTTTCGCCAAGAACTACATGAGCAATATGATCAAGTTTGTATGATTCTTGTGCGCCGTAGGAGTAACCGAACTTCTTAAAGAGTTCAAGGTAATCGATAATGGATATACCTTTAAGTTCATAAGACTGTTGAGTACGACCCATGACAGTGACATCACGTTCTTCTACCATACCCCATGGAGAGTATCGTTTAACGAATTCACCATCAAGAACTTTGGCTGTACGATTGACAAGATATGGAATATCAAAGAATCTGCAGTTCCAACCGGTTACGATATCAGGACAATTATGACCACGCCAGAAGTCAGTGAATGCCATAAGCAATTGAGCTTCATTGATGAACTGTTTGTAGATAACAGGGTGGTCTTTCATAAGTGCCTTGTCTACATCATAATGACCTAGAGCCCATACATAATATGTATCATCGATATTGTTTTTAGTCGTGATTGATATGATTGCTTTTTCTGCTGATTCAGGTTCAGGGAATCCATCATCTGATTCAACTTCGATATCGATTGTAGTTACGTTAATCTTGTTACGGTCGAATTCGATTTGACCAGGATACACATCATTGATATATGTAGAGATATACCGATCATTACCAAAGATGTTTCTACCTACAACATCTTTATTCATCTGAATCCATTCTTTGGCATCACGCATAGAATCATGAACAACAGGAGCTACAGGTTTACCACATAGAGATTGCCATTCAGTTGGGTTGTTTGTTGATACAAAAAGAGTAGGCTGATATTTGATTTTATCAGAGAATCGTTTGTTGCCATCATAGCCACGAACGAGGAGTTGATTGCCGAAGCGTGTTACATTAGTATAGAATTTCAGAGTGATCACCTTTTCATAATAGAAGTATATTATAACATAATATAGGATGAATGTACACAGTTATTTTATTGGTGATGAGCAGCCGAAGCTGCCCATCGAGGTGTTTCGATTAAAGACTTAAGCTAAGCTTGCAATAACTAACCATACAA